TTGCGCCGACACGTTATCTAGTTCTAGTTTCGCCGCATTCATTTCATTAATGGCATCTCGCACTTTCCCCGCATCTTTTGCTATCTCTAGCACTGACAATGCGTCCGCCATACCTTGGGCACTTGGAGGGAGAAAATTATTCATACAAGATCCTTTTCTAGGTGTTAGTTATAACTGCCACTTTTTGTCCTGCGAAAACAGAAAAGTATTCCGTTTGTCCTGCTACTAGCCTTGCGTGCGCAACGGTAGCCGTAGGATTGCTTCCAAACGTAATGGAACATATCTCACTCGTATGCACTCTAATAAATTTAGTGTTTGCATTGAACGCCGCTGATTGAGCACTTGCACCCGAAATAGTAATTTTTTGGGTTGCTATCGAAGGTTCTTCTCCGGCCGCAAGAGTTTGTCCATTTAGAGCAATACCCGATCTATGGTATTCTGATATATACAAAGGCATTTTTAACTCCTTACTTATTAAGCTGGTGGCCAGTTACCTTTAATAATATGATTTTTCAATTTTTCTACACAGTCCAACACTTCTGATTTTTTAATAATTCGTGTTGATCCGTTTTCGTTAACCGCTGTAGCTGCTAGTTCTACTGTTAGCTCTACGATGTCAGAGTTAACCGCTGCTCCCGCTTCTTCAACGACTGAGAATTCTCCTTCGCCTACAGAAACTTTATATCTTCTTGTTGCCATGTAGTTTCTCCTTAAACTAAGAAGGGGCCTTTCGGCCCCCTTAAATTAGATTGCGTATTTACATTTCAATGTAACTGTACCGCCTGATCCCGCGGCTTCTGTAGTTGTACAAACTACATCGTAGATCAAACCTGGATCACTAGATAAACCTAGCGCACTCCATAAAGGCTTTTCAGCATCTTCAAGACCGAAAACACCCGATTCGTGAGTAATGTCTACCCCGTTTAAGGCCGCGGCATTAATGTCTAAAGCTGAAGCGAAAAAATCCGCATCCACAACCGCGCCCCCATCTGCTGTATTTTTGTAAATACCGACATCAATATCACCCGCTGCTCCAACATCATCACTATAAATCTTTAGCTCATGAACTAAAGCGTTACTTGGGATTTGAAACATACGGTAAGTTGACCCCGGATCTGATGCGGTAGTCATCTCTAGTGTACCGATTGCACTTACGAGGTGCCCGCCAACTAAAGATGAGTTACTCAACACCTTAGGTGTTGCGTCTCGGTTCGTAATAAAACCTGATTTCAAGGCTTCTGATGCCATAAAATATTCTCCTTAAAAATTAATTACAATTATTCGACACACTTAATTTCCATAACTTTATCTTCTTCAAGTCGAGTAGCTCCGGCCGTCATATAGACGTATGCTTGCCAAGGAAGACCTTGAAGATCTTTACGTTGTGAAATATCAGTTGTGATATCATTCCAAAGGCCAAGATACATCCCTGATTTCGCGAACACTGGTATTCTTCTATAAGAAGAACCGTCTACGCCGAGAAGTTCACAGTGAATGAAATTGATTCCTAGGAATCTTCCAATTTTACCGTCAACCAAAACTGGCTTGTCGTTAAAATCAGTTGAGATTACTTGTGCTTCCGCAAGAAGGTTATCGTGCTGAAGTGCCGTAACCACGCAGTAGATTGGATCGTTTTCGATATCTACTTCATTGGCCATTAATAATCTTTTTGCTTTACGAAGTTTCGCTACTGTTAAACCAGTGTTACCAGTTGAACCTTCGTTCACTGCTACTTGGTTACCCGCTGGAAAAGTTGTGTTCGTTGAACCACTTTCACCAGTTTTTGCAGTACCAAAAAATGAATCAACAATTAAGCTGTCCATTTGTCGGCCGGCAGCGTATACCGCGTTTTGTACGTATGAGCTTGAAGGATCATTTAATAATCTTAGCTTATCGTACGAATCAATTAATTGAGGAAGATCGAAATCAGAAGGGAAAACCCACCTACGATCTAAAGCTGCATCTACTCGGCCCATTGCATTGAAGTGTCCAGACACAGATTGCATAGCAACTTGTGCATATTGATCAACCGGACTTGCCTGCTTACCAATATGAGATCCACTCATTACGTTATCACGTAACTTAGAACCTTTTTGCTGAAGTAATAATTGAATTGATGTTGCGTACTGAATTACGGCATGTTGGTGCAGATTTACTGACATAAGCCTCTCCTTAAAAAAAGTTAATAAAACCGTTTCAAATTTGAGGCTTATCTTTTCAGGGCCTTCGTGCATTTATCCGTAAATGCTAAAAGGTAGTCTTTCCTACTGTCCGACGGCCATCACTGGTTATCGTCTTTTTTCTGAATTTAAAATTCCCTTTTGCTTGTCGGGAACTTTTAATTCTTCTTTAATTTCATCTTTCCCTAAGATATACTTTTCATAGCTCTGAGCATCCTTGATGTTCTCTTCTGGATGCTTGTCAGGCCTATGAACTAGCTTTATTAGTTCAAGACGTACTGATTCACTCATATCTTAATCTCTCAAAAAATTTTTGTAAACCCTATTCCTGGTATGCCCATTTATGAAGTTGTTCAAACCTCATTTTGGCCTCTCTATCCCCGCTCGACCATTTCTGGATAAAGCCTTTATCGTTTTTCAATTCCGATATTTCATATTTTGCCTGCGCGGGAGTCATTACATTACCAAACCCTTGAGGAGAGTTAGGCCCTACAAAACTTGATTCCCCAATCTTAGAACCAATATTTTGCAAAAACTTCATTACCCCATCATAGCCCATCGCATTCTCTAAACTATCAATCGCCTTACCATCAAAACCAAATTGTGCGGCCGCTTTTTTTGCTACTTGAATGTTTTGATCAAATGCCGAACCCCATTCTTTTTTAAGCGTATCTTCCTGGTTCTTTAACGCCACTTGTTTGCTTTGCGCCTGCGCACTCGACTCTACCGTCTCAAGTTCACGGTAACTTTTCAAAAGTGATTCGCCTTGTTTTTGACTAAGACCTAACTTATGAAAGTTTTCTCTCGCCCACCCCTCTAACTTAGGATCAACTCCTTCGACGCCTTCAAACTTATACTCTTTAGGATCATTAGGACGACCAAGTCTTGCATAAATATCATTCCATTCAGGCGCATCCGCTTTTTCTGGAAGTTTCAAAAGTCTATCTTTCGGCGCACCCATCAATTTCTCTAACCCTCTATAAGAATCAAGAACTGTTTGCGGATCTTTAAATCCTTTTGTTTGCGCGTACCCTTTCAAATCATCATTAAGCCCTACAGTCCAATCCCCAGGAGAAACCTTTATAGGAGCGGCTTCCGCACTTGGAGTAACTGACTGCGCAATGGGAGATCCTGTTTCTGTTTGCGCTACTGGTGCGCTAGAAGTTGTCGCTTGAGCGGCTTCCATGTCTATTCCTTTTTGCTATATTTCTTCCATAAATCTTCGGAAGAAAGGTTTAAATGATTTTGTATTCTTAAAAATACTTCACGCCTTCCTTCTAAGACGGCGTGAACTCTTGGATCAAGATTGAAAGTCGTTTCTTCCGCACGGCAAAAAGCCGCCAAATCTTTTAGGACTTCGGCCGCTAAAAGGTTTTCTTTTTGAAACGTGCTTTGATACGCAAATTGCCTTCTAAAAATAAAAGACTTTGCTTTCTCAACGATATCTTTCAGTCTAAGCTCCTTGTGCTTTTGCTACCGCATTTACCATGGCCGCTTGCCCTGGCATTGCTTGTTGTTGCGCCTGTGCCCTTTGCATTCTTATTTGTTGCACTTGATCCACAGACTTCATCCATCTTGGTGGCACACCTTGAATTGCTGAAATTTCTGGGATGATTGTATCCCAATCAAAGTGATCAATTGCTTCCATAGATTGAGTGACGTTTACAACTTGAAGCGCTGTCTCTACTGTCCTCATCAAACCACTTGCTTCTTCCGCTCTCTGTGCGCGAGAAAGTGGAGAGTCATATTGAACATTGTAATCGCCAGCGGCTTCTCTTAAGATGCCCGGCATTGGAGGTAGAAGTCCTTGGCGTGCAAGGATATCAATTTCCCTATCAATCATTGGGCCTAAATATTCTGATTGTTGACGTCCTAAAGTAGGAGCAAGTAAAATACCTTTCTCACGTGTACGCTCTAAAACTTCAGTCGCCGTCATTGCCCCTGTCTCAGTTAAAATCTGAAACAAAGTAACTAAAAACGCATCATTAATGACAGAGCGCTCATCGTCCATGAGATCTTTGCCGACCATAATGTTTCCAGTTTGAAGCGCTTGAACTAGAGGACGGCCATCCGCTGTCACTCCGCCTGCATTTAGTGCGCCTGGCTTTAGCGAAAAACTATCAATGATACC